ATTCCGAGAGCCTCTGCAAGCTGCCTGCGCCCACCGAAAAAATTCACTGCCTTAATCGTTTTCATAGGTCAACCCTCGTTGTAAAAATGCAATATATATTATTTTTGTTATTTGTGCAATTTGCGTTGCAAAGAAAGATTAATTGCTTTATTATCTCTAAATCGACAACGAACTAGGGGAAAAAGATGAGCGCTTTATCAAATTGGGAAACCCTGCAAGAAATGGGTTATTCGGAGCACTTTGATTGCCTGGAGGCTGAGCAAATGAAATTTGATACCGAAGTTGAGCATGTCATAACCGATATCGAACTCGGTCGCCCTATGACCGCGAAGGAAGTCTGCGGCTACATCGATGGCGAGAAAATGGACATGGTGATGCAGGTCATTGCTCGCCACATCTACGAGCAGCATCCGAAGGACGACACGCAGCCGGAGAAGTTATTGCGTGCTTTGCTCGACAACGCTGTGCGTGCTTTTGTAAAGGAACAAGCATGAAACCGGTACAGCAGTACCGTACAACAGGCACCACGATCGCCAATGCGGTTCGCATTGCAGTGTATGCGGTCGGTGCAGCAGCTTTTGCCTACGTCGTGTTGCTTGCGATTGTTGGATGCAGCAAAACGCAAGTAGCAAGCCAGGAAGTCGCACAAGAATTTGCCTTTTCCGAAGCCTGGGCAAGCGAACAAGCAAGACTCAATGAACGAAAACTAACGAGGCAAAAATGAATAAATCAGACAGCATTTCAGGCCTAGCAGCAGCTCTGGCAATCGCCCAGGGGCAGATGAAAGGCGCAATAAAGGATAGCGCTAACCCGTTCTTCAAATCAAAGTATGCGGATTTAGCTAGCGTGGTCGAGGCGATTAGAGTCGCATTTTCCTCAAACGGATTGAGTTACATTCAAACCGTCGAACCATCCGACAAAGATGAAGTGCGCGTAGAAACTACGCTGCTGCACAGCAGCGGCGAGTGGATTGCATGCGGTGTCTTGTCTCTGCCGGTCAGCAAAGCCGATGCCCAGGGTTACGGCTCTGCGCTTACCTATGCCCGTAGGTATAGTTTGTCAGCCGCGGTCGGTGTGGCACCAGAGGATGACGACGGTAACGCAGCCAGCGCAGCCAAGCCAACAATGGATTTCACCCCGCACATTGAAAAGATCAACGCTTCGATGACGATGGACGAATTGCAAGAGTCATTCAAAGTTGCATACAAGATCGCACAGGCAAGCGGAACAGCCGCAGCAATGGCGATGCTGACGACCGCAAAGAACGCTCGCAAAGAAACGCTCAAGGATGTGCCCCTGTGATTGCCCAGGGAACCCCTGAGTGGCTTGCAGAACGTGCTGGCAAGGTAACCGCCAGCATGATTTCTGCGGTACTTATGAAGCCAGAAACGGCTGGCTATCGAGACTATCAGGCGCAGCTTGTTGCCGAGCTGCTAACCGGCAAGCCGCAAGGCTCGGATTACAGCAATGCAAACATGGTTTACGGAACTGAAACCGAACCTCTTGCACGATCAGCATACGAGGTCCACACGGACTTCGTGGTTGATGAAGTAGGGTTATGTCAGCATCCAGTTATAACGCGCTCTGGTGCCTCTCCTGACGGTCTGGTGGGCATCGATGGCCTGGTGGAAATTAAGTGCCCGAAGGTCAGCACGCACATTGACTATTTGCTTGCAGGCGTAGTCCCGTCAAAATACAAAAACCAGATGATGTGGCAGATGGCTTGCACTAACCGCGAGTGGTGCGACTTTGTAAGTTATCGCCCCGATCTACCCGCAAATTTGCAATTGTTCATCGTTCGTTTTCAACGCGACCCAGCGCGTATTCTGGAACTAGAAGCCGCAGTTGTCGCCTTTTTGGACGCTGTGGATGTGATTTTACTTAAACTCAAAAAGGTATAAAAATGCACATTATTATCACCTGGCACGACAAACAATTTAACCTTGATATTGCTGCATCAGAGCAGCGCGAAGCGTTCCTATCGATCAAAGGATGCCGCCTTGTTGAAGGCAGCAAAGGTCCGTTTGTATCTTTCCCATCGCGCAAGAATGAAGCGACAGGAAAATACTGGAACCATGTCTGGGCTAACGCATCTTTCCAAGACGATATTGTGCGGCTTGCCAAGGCTTCGCAGCCAGCGATTAATGAAACTGCACCGATAGACGACGACATTCCTTTCTAATTTTATATGCTGCGAATGATGCAAGAATTGTTGCAATGTTCGCAGCACTTGTATATAGTTTATTCACTTACAACAACTGGTGGAATAAATGATTAAAATATTTTCAGCGATGGCGCTTGTAGGAATTGCGGCGCTGTTCTTTGTTGCGCTGATTGCTGCACTTTTCTTTAGCTGAGGGAATTATGAGTCTGACAACAAGAGCACGACAGTTGCACAAGAACCGCCTAAACGCAGCCAAGTGGGTTCTGGCAGTGCGTTACCTGCGGAGCCGAAACTTATGGATTCTTGAGAACGGGCGCAGGCCCGGTTGGGGCAACAAATGAGCAATAACCTGAATGCTGCGTGTGATGATGCTTGGAATGCGTGGGGTGTTGCACATGCTGCGTTTATTGCTGCGAAAGCTGCGTGTGATGTTGCAAGGGCTGCGAGAACTGCTGCATTGGCTGCTGCGAAGATTACGGATGCTGCGTTGGCTGCTGCGATGGAGAAATCATGAACGACGACAGGATGCACGAGATATACCAGCTCCAGCAGCACATACGGTCCTTGAACGCAGCGCTGCCAATCGACTCGATTACGCTGCGTGACTTCTTCGCAGCAAGTGCGATGCAAGCGTTGATCTCGCGTGACCGCTTTGCGCTGTTTGACTACGCGACCCCGGCGTATGTGATCGCCGACACAATGATCGAAGCGAGGAAGAAATGAAACAGTGCAAACACATCAAGGGGTCTTACGAGTGCGGAAGTTATGCTTTCAATTTGCACGCCGATAACATCGATCAAGGCGATCTTTGCGACGTACATTATTGGCAAGATCAAGCCGAAAATAGCAGCGCAGATTATACCGGGTGGGACGATATTCCTGCTGGCACAGAACTTAATACTTTCAAACCTGACTGGGATGCAATGGCAGTCATGGTTGAGGAGCAGCAGCGCATGGCAAAGCGTATTGAAGAATTGGAGCGCCCGTGGGTAGGGCTGACTGGGTTAGAGCTTAGAAATATTGCCCGACAATTCCCTGAACACCACAGGGTTTTTGAGGATCACTGGGATGTGATTGTAAGTTTACTGCATGAAGCAGGAGCCCAGTTAAAGGGGAAGAACACATGACTGCGATACCAATAAAAGAGTTAGCGCAACGAGTGATGGACGACTATAACGCAGCAATGACACTAAAGGATTATCAAATGTCTAGGGATAAAGAGTACGACGCTTATTGTATCAAGGCCGGGATAGAGAACCGGAACAGCACCAGTTCGTACCCACAGCCAGAAGTTAAAGAAACAGCGCCAGTTGTTGAGGCTGTAGCGCATCTGGAGAATCAATTATCCGAATTGCAAGACAGGCTTAGGCTGCTGGAAATGCAATTGTCTCCAGTTTGTGGGCCACTCGAAGCTCACGAAGATCGGCTTGGATTATCTGGCATTGGCAACTCACCAATAGCTATCAAGATTAACCACCAGACCGGCGTTGCAAAGATTATGACCGAGCGCATAACGCTGTTAATTGCAGCTTTGGAAGTGTGAAATGACAAGTGATGAAATTTATAGACTGATTGAAGACAACGGATTGACGTTCAGAGTTTAGTTTCATACGATAACTTCATTAAGGTCCATATAATGCCCTACGCACCTATCACTCAGCCGCTGCGCTCTGTCACCGTCATCGAGGGCCAAGTCAAAACCGTAGCGCAGTTAGCTGACATGGCAAAACGCGCAACCGCGCAGCGCCAGAGCATGTCCACCCAAAAAGCCACGAGCCGGGCGCTGATCAAAGAGTGCCATGCACTTGCAGCGCTGAAGTTAAATCAAAATCAAATATCGCAGCAACTCGGAATTAGTTACGAGTCCGTTCGCTACTATCTGAAAAGAAAGGTCTTGTCCCCATCCGATCGATTATTAATGCTGACCGACGTGGAGCTAAGGACGGTGAGTCAGGTATAGATACATGCGTCCAGGAATCAAACTCTCGGATGATCTGATCGTAGGGTAGCCTGGACGCGATCACAGCCATCACAACCGCGTCAGGCGTCATGCCTGGCACTCGTATGTCAGCGGCACAGCCAAGCCTGTGCTGGCTGTTGTCGTGGCTTCCAACAGCATCGTTGACTGCCTTTGAGCGGTACGCCGAGTTGACCATCACCGGCTTACCGCCCAATACTTCTTTGACTGTTTCTAAAAACTCAGCCAGCCGTTGCAAGTTGAGCCGCGCCGCCAGGTCCGGGGTGTTGTCCAGCGTCCGGTGGTCGGTGACGGTCAGCTCGGCAAGCGTGAAGTGCTCGGTTAGTTTCAACGATCAGCGCGAACAGCGCCGCCCAAGCCAAGCGCGGCGGCAAGTCCTTGGACCAACAGTTGGTACTGCGGTGGGACCAGTGGAATCCCAACGGCAAATAATACCCCTAGACCCGCCAAAGTTGATGCTTCCCCAAACCGTTTTCTGAGCCAGCCCATATCAATCCTTTAAAAGTTACCGCCTACTGGGTTTACAGTACCGACAGGCGCATCGGTGATGACTTTTGTTCCATGTCTCACTCGCCCATTATTAAGTGGCGATTCGTTGATCGGTCCGTAGCATGACGCAAGCTGCACACCGTTTACCAGTTTGGCTTGCTTATCACACAAAAACGACCACTGGTTGCTCATCCCT